CGCGAGCCCGTTCGCCAGGCCGTATGCCTCGACGGATGCCGCGGACATGTCGATGCCGTACTTGCGCAGCGGCTCGGACTCACCGGCGAGCCCCGACTGGAAGAGTTGCGCTGCCTCGTTGACGTCGAGGTTCATGACCGAGGCGAAGTCAGACGCGCGCCCGGTCAGGTCTGCGAGCGTCCCCGTGACGTCCCCACCGTCGCCGGCGATCGTCTTGGAGAACGACGAGAACCGCACGGCGAGGTTGTTGAACTCCAGGTTCGACAGGCCGAGGTTCTGTGCGGCGGACTTCCCGAGCGCCTGCACACCCCCCGACGCATCCCCGTAGGACACGTTCAGCGCGTTGATCGACTCGTTCAGCCCGGAGGCTTCCTTGATCGCGCCGGAGAAGAACCCTCCCACCATGACCCCAGCACCAATGGCGAGCAGCGGAGCGAAGACGGACTTTGCCATCCCGGCGATGCCGGCCTTCATGCCGCCGCCGTAGGTCTTCCCGCCCGCCGTGCCGGCGGCGGCGAGCGGTCCGTCCATCTCCGTCTGGATCGCAGCCGCGCCGCCCCGGAAGGACGGCATGATGGCAACGTATGCGGCGGCGATCGTCTGTCCGGCCATGTCAGCCCCTCTCGTGTGCGGTCAGGGGGACGTGGTGAACCGGCCGCGCGCGTCACGCAGACGACCGGCTGGTGCCTCAATGCGTGCGCGCAGGGCCCGATACTCGGCGACCGACATGGACGTCCCGGCTCCGATGGCCTTGGGCTTGGCGTCCCACGGGCGCGGGTACGGCGCGGGCCGCGACTTCTTCGGGTCGGAGTTGGCCGACACGAAGGCGTCGTAGGTGTTCGCGGCGATCATCCACTCATAGGAGACCGCGTGGTCCCACCCGTAGATCCCGGCCGCCACATGAGAGGACGGGTCGGAGGCGAGCTCCATCGTCAGCCGCCACGCCTCACCCCAGGACATCTCGCCCGGGACGTCGAAGCGGCACCCGAACCGGGTGCGCCAGTCGTACTCGAATGCGGAGCGGTGCTCCTCGATGAGATCGAGGAGCGTCAGGATTGGGGGAGGGTCGCCCCGCTCATGTCGGCCGAACCCATCCACTTGCCGAGGATGGTCAGCATCTCGTCGGTGGGCTTGGCGTAGAGGGCTTCCAGCGTGGCCGGGTCAGCGTCAACGGCCTCGACGCAGACCAGCGCGAACTTCAGCTCGCCGATCTCCCCGCCGAGCATGGCGTCGCGGAACGCCTTGCCGGGGATCTTCGCCAGCGCCGCGGACGGGTGCGGCAGCGTGTACGTCACGCCGTCGGCCTCGAACGTGAAGCCGTCCGGCTTGGTCGCCTTCGGCTTGTGGTCCTGCGGCTTGCGGGGCGGGGTCTTGCGTGCTGCGGGAGGCATGCGCGTGCCCTTCTGTCGTGCGCGGATAGGTCGGCGCGGATGAGGTTGAGCACCGACCGGGGCATCCGCGCAGGCGCCCCGGTCGGTGGCTGTCAGACCGCGGACTTGAGCGCCGTGTCCATGACGTCGACGTTGCCGTAGACGGTGACCGAGCACTTGAACGCGACGGCCTCGCCGTTCTTCCATCCGGCCTCCTCCATCGAGGTCAGTTCGCCGACGAACGCCTCGCGGTGAGCGTTCGTGCCGTCGATGACGTCGACGACGAAGTTGCGGCTGCCGCCCGTCGCGGATGGGTCGATGGTGTACGTGCCCTCGGTGATGGTCTGCGTGACGGTCGTCCCGTAGGCGAACTCGATCGTGTCGACGCTCGTCTCCCACAGCGTGAACTCGTAGGTGCGCTTGGCGTCGGTGATCAGGGTTCGCACGATGGCGTTGTTCTGCCACGCGGTGAGGTCCTTCGCGGTCTTCTCGCTCTTCGGGATGACCCCATCGGGGCCGACGTAGCCGAGCCCGTTGTAGCCCGTCAGGGCCGCGGCAGCGGTCACGGGGGGTGTGGCGGTCAGCAGGCCGACGGACACCTCGCCCGTGATACCAGTCCTGACGTTGGTCGCGGTTAGCGTCATGGTCGTCCTCCTTCGTGTTGAGATGACAGCGCTCGGCCGCCGGGTGGTGTGATACGGCTACCGCCGTGCGCGCGGCGGAGTACGGTGCATGGCCATGAGGACCACTGCTGGGGTGCTGCTGATCGTCGGACTGCTCGCCGGGTGCGCGGGTGGAGGCAAGACCGATGCGGCGGCACCTGGGACCAGTACGACGCCGGCGGCCGAGTGCACCCAGGCGTCGCAAGCGCTGCTCGACCGGATCGCCACCGGTGCGCTCGACGGCACCGGAATGGTCCCGGTGACCGGTCAGGTGTACCTGTCACCCGACTACGGCAAGGTCTACTTCGTTGCCATGCGCTTCACGGCAACCGGGATCGAAGACCAGACCGGGGTATGGGCGACCAGCGGACTCGACTCCGGTATCACCATGAGCGTCGACGGGTTCGCCAAGGAGTTCACGGACTGGCCGGACTCGGCCACCACGGACGCCGCCATCACCAGCACAGACCCCGCAGTTGCGGTCGCGATCGGGTGCCTCGGCTAGAGACCGACGCCGCGGACGACGAGCTCCGCAGTGAAGTACTGGACGGGGCGACCAGATGTCTCGGTGACGTCGTAGGGACGGTTCGCTTCGGAACGGCGGATCGGACCGGCGCCCTCGGTCGAGCCGATGAGCGCGGACACGAGGTTCGCGAGGTCTGACGTCTCCGCCGCGTCGGCGCCCCACACGCGGATGCCGAGGCGGGCGATGGCTCGCACGTCGCCGAGGGCGTTGCCGCCGTCGTCACGGATCACGACGAGACGCTTCGACGTGGGCCACGGGTCGCCGGGTCGCTCGGACGGCACACGGTTGCTCACCTTCACGGACGCAGCGAACGACTCGGAGCGGGCGGCGAGGGAGGTGGACAGGTTGCCGATGAGGAACGCCTCGAGGTCGGCATGGATCACGCCGGCCATCAGATGCTCCCGACGGAGCCGAGCGCGCGCGCTAGATTTCCAGTGCGCGACTCCACGACCCGGGCGTGCGGCGCGTCCGCCACGACCAGCTCGACCGCGCGGTCTGTCGTCGCGGACTCCCGGTGGATCGAGTCACGGTAGGCGCCGGACGCCACGGGGGCGGATGCCTTCGCGGCTGCCGCAGCGCGGTCAGCCGGGCCGACCAGGACAGCACGCACGGCGGCGCTCTTGAGCATGGTCTCGACCTCGGAGTGGATGAGGACGATCTTCGTGCGCGCCATGTCAGCCCTCCATGAGTGCGAGCTCGACGACCAGGCCGGCGGTCAGGGTGGTGAACGGCGACACCCACACTGCCGGGTGACCGATCACCTGATACGTCAGCCCACGCACCCGCAGGCGGTCCGTGGATACGACGTCCGGGGACGACAGGTAGAAGTAGACCTTCGGGGTCGTCACGGTCTGCGCACGGCCCACCTCGACGGGCTCGAGCGAGCCGCCCGGGTCGAACGCTGCACCGTCGAACGGCGTATCGGCGTCGACACCCGGGAGCGCGTTGTCGTAGCGGTCGACCCCGGGGGACGCGCCCGTGCGGACACGGGTGACGGTCTCGCCGATCACGTCAGCCCCCATACAGCGGGTAGAGGCCAGTCAGCACCGCTCCGCATGAGCAGTACAGGGCGCCGAAGAACAGGGCACACGAGTCGGCGTGCACGATCGTCGCCGAGCCCGATGCCACCGTGTCGATGTCGAACGCGCCACCCTGCTCAGGCCCCTTGCACAAGTCCTGCAACTGCTCGATCTCGGACGGCCAGAACATGCTCCGGCGCGTCTGGCGCGTGTCTACCGTCTGCGACTGGCCGAACGGCCCGGTCGTGATCGACTGGGCTGACATCGCCCCACTGCCGGCCTCGTGCCATCGGATGACGGCGCCGCGCAGGATCGCCCTAGCGGCGGCGTCGTACAGGAACTCCTCAGTGATGATGCAGGGGGCGACCCGCGCCGCGATGGCCATGGCGTCCTCGATCATCGCGGCTGCCTTGATGGCGTCGATCGTCGCGAACGGTTCAAGATCTGCGGGAACCAGAGTCACAGCAGGCACGGGTCACCCCCTCTACTACTCGGCCGACTCGGCGTCGGCGTCCTGCTTCGGTTCGGGCTTGACGTCGGACTTCGTGCGCCGCGCCCGAGACTTCTTCGGGGCCGCGCCACCCTGGTCTGGCTTGACGTACTGGCCGGACGCCAGTCGCGCCTCGACCTTCTCGGCCGCCACATGCACGCGGACACCGCTCAGCGTTTCCAGGTATGGCACGGTTACCCCTCAGAGGTTGTTGGTGATGACGGTCAGACGTTCGCCACCGCGTCCTTGACCGTCGCGAAGCCGTCGAGGTCCATGACGGCCCAGCCGTACACGACCTCCAGGCGCAGCGCGATCTGGTTGGTGCGCTTGAGGTCGCCCTGACCGTCCGGGTCACCGAACTTGATCAGCTCGACCGGGATGCGCTTCTGCACGCCCCAGCGCAGGAGGTCCCACTCCCCGACGATGGCCTTGATCTTCGTGTCCGCGGCCTCCGGGAGCGCCGAGACGGTGGACGAGGAGAACGCGTTCAGGCCCTCGAACGACGTGATGTTCGAG